ACACTTTCACAGTTAAGGCTGCACAACGCCGTTTCGGTATCAAGAATGTTTCCGCACGGATCGAAGAGCTTCGCAAAGAAGGTCATGTTATTTACACTAACACACGTTACACAGAAAGTGGCGAAAAAATCAGTTTCTATCGTCTTGGTTCACCAACCAAATCAATGGTTAGAGCTGCAATGAGCGCAGGTTACTCACTAACTGCTTAATAAGCAAATCATAAACCACTTCTCTGCGGAAGTGGTTTTCCCTATTTTAATGGAGTTTACATGGAAATAAATATTAAAACTGAAGAGCTTCGCAAACTTAGCCTTTTTATAGCTACACCTATGTATGGTGGTATGAACCATGGTTTGTACATGAAGGCTTGTTTAGATTTACAAGGCCTCTGTATGCAATATGGAATTCAAGTAAAGTTCTCTTTCTTGTTCAATGAATCTTTGATTACAAGGGCAAGAAATTATTTGGTGGATGAATTTTTGAATCGGTCAGAATGCACACACATGCTGTTTATTGATTCTGATATTAATTTTAATCCCCAAGATGTTATCGCATTGTTAGCACTCGACAAAGATGTTATTGGTGGTCCTTATCCTAAGAAAGCCATCAAATGGAGAGCAGTCAAGAAAGCTCTTGAACGAAACCCAACACTTGAACCACAAGAACTGGAAAAAGTTGCAGGTGATTTCGTTTTCAATCCTGTTAAAGGAACTCAGCAATTCTCTGTACATGAACCTCTAGAAGTATTGGAAATTGGTACAGGTTTTATGATGATTAAACGTGAAGTATTTCCCAAATTCGCTGCACAGTATCCACAACTCAAATACAAACCTGACCATGTAGGCCAGGCAAACTTTGATGGTTCACGATACATTCATGCATATTTTGATACCGTAATCGACAAAGATTCTGAGCGTTATCTGTCGGAAGATTATATGTTCTGTCAGTGGTGGAGAAACATGGGCGGTTCAATTTGGTTGTGTCCTTGGATGCGTACACAACACATCGGCACTTATCATTTTCATGGAGATATGCCAGCTGTTGCTAATTATGTTGGAGAAATGTAATGCCTAAATTAGTTTACGAAATTGGTCGTAAATATGATGCTGAAAAATTAGAATACGGTTTACTGCCGCCTTTAGCATTAGAAGAAACTGTTAGAGTTTTAACATTTGGTGCTAAAAAATATGAGCGTGATAATTGGAAAAAAGTACCTGATTCAAAACGCAGGTACTTTGATGCACTAGAAAGACATGTGTGGGCATGGAAGAAGGGTGAAATTATGGACCCTGAATCTGGCATACATCACTTGGCACATGCAATGTGCTGCTTGATGTTTCTATATGAACATGATATAATGTATTCTAATGAAAATTTTGTAATGGAGAAAAAAGATGAAACTATCAAATGAAACCCTAAATGTATTGAAGAATTTCTCATCAATCAATCAGGGTATTGAATTTAAAAAAGGTAATAAACTTACCACAATTTCCGCAGGTAAATCTATACTTGCACAAGCAACTTTGAAAGATGATATTCCAGAAGATTTCTGTGTATATGATTTGAATCAATTTTTATCTGCATATTCTTTGTTTAAAGACACAGAATTAAAATTTGATTCCGCAAATGTTATTTTTGATGGAGGCCGCCGTAAGACTAAGTTTCGTAAAGCTGCAAAGGAAATGATTGTCACTCCTCCTAATAAAGAAATTAAATTAGATGAAGTTGATTGCTCGTTCACTCTAACCTCTGATGATTATGCTGATATCCTGAAAACAGCTTCTGTGTTATCTTCTCCAAATGTTACCTTGCAATCAGACGGAGAGTCGGTTGAATTGGTTGCTTTTGATGCAAAAGACGATTCACAACATAACAGTTCTATTAGTGTTGGTGCCGGCAACGGTAAATCATACAGGATTGTTTTTAAAGTTGAAAACTTAAAAATGGTTCCTGGTGAATACGAAGTGCAAATCTCTTTCAAAGGATTCGCACATTTTAAAAATACAAAAGAAGACATTCAATACTGGGTCGCTTTTGAAAAGAATGAAAGTGTGATGTAATGTTAATTCCATTTCTAGATGCTGAAACAGAAGGCACAATTTTTGTAAATCCAAAACAAATTTCTGTTGTATTTGAAGGTAAAAATCCTGAAGGTATCCAATTAACTATGATTAATCTTTTGAACGGTAATGTTGCAACAAGAGAACCTTTGTTGGACGTTGTTGGTAAACTACAAGCGGAGCTAAAATGACTACAGTAAATACACTATTTGGTACATTCGATGAGAAACAACTAAAGAGCCTGAGGGGTTATATTGAGGAGATTGTTACATGTATGAACAGAACAAGATCCAATAATGAATCTATTTCCGACATGATTGATTTGGCTCACGATGAACTTAATCTTCCAAAAAAGATTATTCGTAAAATTGCCGTATACGAATTCAAACAGTCACTATCAACCGACTTTGCCGAATTCAAAGAAGTTGAGGTTCTAATTGAAGGTATCAAGGAAGCTAAATGACACCTACCGGTCGTAGAAGTTTTGCAAAATCATTAGGCCTTTTAGGCCTTTTTGCGGTTGGTGTAGAAGGATATAACCAAGTGACGGAACGAATTGTCTACAAAGATGACAAGATTGCTTCTGATGAAATGTCCAAAAAACTTGACGATGGTTATCATCTTTCTTTTACCGCCAAATACGGTGAAGTTGATAATAATCTATACTCACGTTATTCTCTTTATACTGGTACAAAATATGTTCCTGGGACAGAAAAAGATGTTACTATACATTTGAAACCTGGACCAGATGGTAAACTTTACGTCAAGGAGGGTGACATTTGGCGTAAAGTGTGATACAATGAATTTTTTATATTATGGAGTCTTTGAATGACTGAACACATGTTATGGGTTGAGAAGTATCGCCCAAAAACTATTGGAGATTGTATTCTCCCGGAATCACTGAAAGCGACATTTCAGGAATTCGTGAATCGTAAAGAGATACCTAATCTCTTATTGTCTGGCACCGCCGGTGTCGGTAAAACTACTGTTGCTCGAGCGTTATGTTTGGAAGTTGGTTGTGATTATATCATAATTAACGGTTCTGATGAAAATGGCGTTGATACTATCCGCGTTAAGATTAAAAATTATGCTTCTTCTGTGTCACTTATGGGTGGCAGAAAAGTAATCATTATAGATGAATCGGACTATCTTACACCGAATGCACAAGCAATCCTTCGTGCATCCATTGAAGAATTTGCATCTAATTGTTCTTTCATCTTCACTTGTAACTTTAAGAATAGGATTATTGATCCAATTCATTCTCGTTGCACATGTATTGACTTCAAGTTGAATGGTTCTAAAGCCACTATGGCTTCTAGGTTCTTCAAACGGGTTGAGAGCATTCTTTTACTTGAACATGTAAAATATGATAAAGAAGTTGTTGCTGCACTAATCACAAAACATTTTCCAGACAATCGTCGGATTCTAAATGAATTACAGAGATTTTCTGTTTCTGGTGTTATCGATAAAGGTGTTTTAGGTTCAGTTGCTGATATTGAAATTACTGGTCTAATCAAATCACTCAAATCAAAAGATTTTGCAGGAGCACGAAAGTGGGTTACACAAAATATAGACAATGATGCAACAAAAATATATCGAAAACTTTATGATAGTCTGTATGAGCTGTTGCAACCAAATTCTGTTCCACAATTGGTTCTACATCTAGCTAAGTACCAGTACCAGGCTGCTTTCGTTGCAGACCATGAAATTAATATGATTGCCTGCCTGACTGAAATTATGGTTGACTGTGAGTTTAAATGATTTACACTAATGAAAATATGAAACTCTTTTGGACAACAAAAGACAATGTTTACAACCTTACAAAAGGACTTACTAGTGTTGTTTATGCTTTTTGCTGGGCAAATTCAGTTCCAACGGAACATGAATGGCCTTTTATGTTAAAAGAAACTTTCTATTTTGGTATGGCTGGTGGGTTAAGAGATAATTATATTGGAGATAGAAAAGAACCACATAGAGTACCTGTATTGACTACTGCACCGCATCAACGGATGAAAACTCATTTGTCTAAGTTTAATGATAAGTATGGTAATTTTGGCCAAGAAAAGAGAAAGTATGAATTGTATCATAATTTATTTTCGGAAGATTTTATCAGCAAAAAGACTTTATGCATTGCTCTCTTGGTACCAAAATCACATGTGGCATCTATTGGCATGAGAAATTTATTGTCTTTGGTGGAAAGTGAACAGATATATCAATATCAAAAAATGTTTGGCCAACTTCCAGCATTGAATCTCGCAGAAGCTGATAATCTAAGTGATTCTAGAAAAGATGAAAAATCCATTTCTCAAACCTTCGTACAGAATCTGAAGAAACAAGATTTAACTCAGTGGATGAATTGATATGCCAGATTTATTTAAAGAGATTATACCGTCTATTCTCCAAACAAAAAAGAATGTTTTTGAAGGTGAATATTATGAAGATTACAAACCTTTTCTTATTAACCGCTCTCTGTCCTATCACATGGACTGTGTACTGTATGCCAATGAAATGAACATCAATTCCAGTATTGATAAAGACATGCAATACCAGTATCTTCTAAATACTATTAGACCCATGAAACGGAAATTTCAACCGTGGCAAAAAACAGAGGTTTTGAAAGATTTGGAATGCGTGAAAATACATT